GCTTAAATAAGGAGTTGTATGAGATCGCACATGAGATCGCACAGCAATTTTATGGAGGTGAGCAGAAATTATATCAGCCGATATATGGGGAGAGCTTACTATCCGCGTTGAGCGATTGGCAAGTAATTCGATCAGGAACAACGCGACGTGCTCAAATGATTGCTGAATTTTTACCAAGTATAGAAGGGAAGAAAGTACAGATACTAGATATTGGGTGTAATATGGGCTATTTCTCGCACTTGCTGGCGGATCTATGTCCGCAAGCGCGGGTATTAGCAGTAGATACTGTGCCCTGTTATGCACAATGGACAGCAACACTGACACGTGTTCTATCAGTTACGGGACCGCATTGGTACAAAGGACGTATAGTGGTATGGCAAGGTGATTATCAAGATATAATTAGTAAGGCACCATTCGATGTAATTGTTAATTTGAGCGTATTTCATCATATTTATTTGCGTGATGAAGACGAATTCGCAGCGCGGTTAAATAGACTATCAGAAATTGCTGATTGTATGATCTTTGAAATGGGTACTGCTGAGGAACATTATATTGCGCAACGTTTGAAATCGCAGCATCGAACTTTAGTTTATCAACGTGATATACCAAATTTATTGGCACGTTATACAAATTTTCAAGTGCGTAATTTGGGTATGTCTGATTATCGAAGCTTGTTTTTATGTACACATGAAGATAAAGATAGCGTATCCAACAAGTTGAGACGATAAAATAATTATCTGGAGTATATTATGATAATAAGAAGGAAAAGGTCTAGACAACCCAGATACAATGATGCTAAATACGATACAGGGGAATTATATTATTTCATAACCCAATTTGCCAAGAGTTGGGATAATGCTCCAGAATATGGCACTAAAACAAGGGAGAAGTATCTATCTCAGATATGGCGGCAAGAACCTATTTTATCAGGTGCTATATTTGCTATGGTGAGTAAATCCACTTCTTGGGACTATGATGTACAAGGTAGTAGAAACAAGAAACTGCATGTAGAACGTATATTAGATAATTCAGAAAACGGGAAAGGTTGGCATTATTTATTTTCAAAAGCAGTATTAGCATTTCTTACATCAGATATAGGTTGCGTGATTGAAAAAGGGTTTTCAGATCCCTATGGTTCACATATAGATAGTCTATATAATATAGATCCTACTCTATGCGAATTATCTGGAGATCCTAATGTAGAGGTGGTATATAAACCCAATGGATACAATCCTATAGAATTTGATCCTACAGAAGCATTCAGGGTATGTTCGATGCCCCAAATACAGGAAAAGTATTTAGATAGGGGATTTTGTGCAGTGAGTAGGGCATTGCGTTCTGCCAATCTACTTATGAAATTACATCAACATAAGGAAGAGAAATTAGAAAATCTCCCTCCACAAGGTATTGCCACTATAACAGGATTGACGGTTGCCCAAGTTAAAGATGCTTTAAGAGAATACGCTATAGAGCGCACCAATCGTAATCAACAAACCTTCCCAGGATTGTTATGGCTGGTAGGAAATAATATAAGTAGTGGTACAGAGGTAAAATTCACTGAGTTCTCCACATTACCTGACTGGTTTGACGAAAAAGTGGCAGTAGAGATATATGCCAAAACATTAGCACTTAGTTTTGGTGTAGATGTTTCTGAGATTTGGCAAGTAGAACATACTGGTGCAACCAAAGCCAATGTCACTATACAGCACACTAAATCTAAGGGAAAGGGTCCAGCAGAGATAGCCACGGCATTTGAAAGAGCTATAACTAGAAACGTATGTCCGGATGGTGTAAATTTCACTTTTGGATCTAAAGATGCTGAAGAACTCAAAGCCAAAGCCGAAGTAGATAAGATAAGTGCCATCACAGTTATGTCCTTGTACGATAAAGGGCAAGGCGTGATAAGTAGAAGCGAAGCTCGCGATATGATGATACGTGTGGGATTGGTTGATGGGGAAGAGGTCTTTAGAGATGATGAATATGGCTATGCAGAACCTAAGAAATTAGATTCTATTAAGTATGATAATTTCAAAGTAGATAAGTTTAACCCATTACCTCCTGATGAACTGTTAGATAAATGGGGGGATTATAAATTGTTGCCTGCTGTAGAAGAGGTAGATTTTGATTGGGATGAGATAGAGGGTATACGGCAACAATTACTCGATGAGATAGAAGCGTAATGGCTGCAACAAATAGACAAAAATTAGATAAAATAGCCAGGGAATGGCGAGAACACTATGAGGATGAGTTCCAATTAGATACCACATACTTGGTGCGGGGAGTATATAATCCAGCTCAATTACAAGATAGTATTCGTGCGCAACTAAAAGATCTATACATCAGACAAGCTATTATAGCAGTAGGTGCGAGGGATATACTTGATGCCTCAGATTGGGGTGTTATAGGTAGTGAGTTGAGGGCGCAATATGGTTATTTAGATACATTAGTACAACAAGTCATTACCAAAGCCAATGGTGCAGCTAATGGGGATATAGATCCCACTACTGGGAAACCTTATGAGCCTATGTCTCCGAAGATGCTATGGTATAGATTGAGGTCTTTTAGTAAGCAGTCTAGGTATATATATGAGCGCATAAGAGTTAAACATGGTGGAAAACCTGATGATGTACTGATATATACTAGACATCGTGAGGATAGTTGCGCAGTATGTATAGAGCGAGATGGTACGATAGCAACAAGGGATTCTTTACCATTTTATCCTGGGAAGGGGACTATATGTTTATTCAATTGCGCTTGTACATGGGAAAATCATAGTAAATAGTTTAAGTATACGTATATATTTATGATAGGAGGTATGTTATATGATACAGCAATTAGCAAATAATTGGGGATGCGATAGAGGTACAGCCCACAATTTACTAGCAACCATTACCCATAAAGTAGAGGATGGTATACCTATAGATCGCATACTCAATGCCATATCAGGTATGTCTAAAGGAGTACCTAATGAGAATAGTGTACCACAGATTGGGGAGAAGGAAGGATCACCCAAACATAAAGAAGATGCTAGAGGAAGTGAAGGATGGGTTAGAGGAAGCCAAAACGACTCTAATTAAAAGCCATGAAAAGGTAGTGGCAGACTGGGAACATAAGCCAGAATTTAGAGCTAGATCTAGAGTAAGTATCAATGAGATTGCTATAGATATATATCCATCGGGAGAATATAAAAATATATGGCGATATGTGGATGAGGGTACAAAACCGCATACCATTAAACCCAAAAATAGCAAGATATTGAAATTCCGTCCTAACTATTCACCTAAAACAAGTCCAAATCCTGCTAGATATGGGGGAGCAGGGGGGAGTTTTGGGGATTGGGTATTCACCAAGTCAGTCAATCATCCTGGTACTGAAGCTAGAGAGTTTACAAAAGTGATAATTGCCGATACTAAGTCTGATATAAAACGCGTTATAGAAAACGCGTTGAGGAGAGGAAGTAGGAGGTTATGATTATGAAGAAAACGATTATACTTGTATCAATAGTAACGATTTTATTGGTAATGAATACTACTGTAGTGGTAGGTGAGGCATACCCATCTCCACGTCCAACCAGCACACCATTTACAATTATACTCACAGATACAGTAGTGAGTACTTACACAGTAATACCCACGTTCGAGCCAATTACATATACTGCCACTGTAACAATACCTGACATCCTTCCAGATACAGGAGGAGCTTACCCACCTCCATGGGTAGGTATGACATTACCTCAATTATTGCTGTGGTTGAGCTCATTAGCTGGGGTACAATATTTGCTGGGTATACTAATTAGTTTTGCACTAGAAAACCTTCCACAGTTTACCACTGGGGATGAGAAGGAGTGGAACCCAAAAATTAAGTTAGTTACACTATCCATAGTATGTCTAGGTATACCGATACTATCTACATTACTCAGAGGTGTATTAGGGTATATCTCATTAGATGGTGAGGAGCTTTGGAGTGCGGCATGGGTTGGCATAATTGCACTTGGATCCAGCCAATTATCTCATAATCTATTTAAGTTAATATGGGGTAATGTAAGTTTGGGATCAGATACTATCAAAAGTACATTGTACTACATGCTACAGCGTATGGGAAAGCGTATACTAGTAATGGATCCTCCTGAATTAAACGAAGTAATTGAGTTTATCAGGGATAATGTAGACGATTCCAATAGTGTCAAGGAACTAATAGTAGATTTATTGGAGCAATTGTACTCCTTAGCAGTTGCGGCACAATACGACACTGATTAAGTAACTATTTGATAGGTGCATATGAGTATATTAAATAGCTTCGATATAATAACGTTATGCATAGGTTGCTTGTATGCACCTATTATGGATTCTTCTATACCTATGGATGGTATATCTAGTGCCATAGATATAGTTGAAAGTGGGGTATTGGCACTAGCAGTATGGGTGATATGGCAATTTATTAAGGGGAATATAGTTAGTTCTACCTATACTGATGATCTAGTCAAAGCATATTCTAGAGAAGTAACCACTACACTATCGCAATTGAGCAATACCATGGAGAAGGTGGTACAAACTTTAGAAGGTGTCAATAGGATAATAGATCGCCTTAATGAAGAAGAGGAATGGAAAGAACAAATCGTATGGCTCATAGAACGTGACGTAGAGGCATATGAAAGATTGGCTGAGTGCATAGGTGTGCCTGAAGGTAATGGTACGAGATTAAGAAAGAGTGTAAGCAAGGTCGCAAATGCGAATACGGAGGAAAAGGATTAATGGCTATTACAGAATTTACAGATTACCCATTGGCTGATAGAGATAGGGAATGGGACTCTTCTGAGGCAGTGAAGCGGTTGCAAGAATATACAGGATTCCCAGATAATGGGATTAGTGAATTTGCTAGTTGCTTTCTGTGGTACGATGATGAAAAGCCAGAATTGAAGGGATCATACAAATTACCATATTGTGATATTATAGATGGTGAAATATATGCCATCCCTAGAGCCATATTCGCTGCCACAGGTGGTAGGGGAGTAGATGCTGCTAATATACCACCATCTGATAAGGAAGATGTGAAGAAAGTAATAGCCATGTGGTACAGTAAAATGTCTAAGGAGTTTGGAGATGATACCTTAGAAGTACCATGGGAAAAAGTATTGCTCAATGGTGCATCAACTGGGCAATTACATATGATAAAAGCACAAGGTTTGATAGTTGGATGGATGGCTATCAGTAGTAATACCTTGTGGGATTTGGAAGATGAGCGTATTGATGTAGATGCTATGGATGACGCTATAAAATACGCTTGGGATAATTCCAACTTTGGAGAATTAAGAATAGAACATGTACCCAATAGCCGCATAGGAACATGTACGGGTATGGTTAGATTGGGGACATTCCTTGTGGAGTGGGGGCATTTTGATGGGGATAAAATAGAAGTGGCCAAACGTTTAGCCACTTCTGATACAGAATATAAGATAAGCGTCGGATTTTTATATCACCCAGATAATTTGGTGGAGGGGGTATATACTAAATCAATCAGGATATTTGAACGTAGTATTACCAGAATCCCAGCCAATTATTTTACGGGGATAGGAGTATTAGAAGGAGGGAAAACTATGAGTAAGACTATAATGGTGAATGATGATATGAAAGCATCATTGGCAGAGTTGTTAGGTGACGATAAGGCTGATGAATTACTTTCCCAGGGATTATCTGAGATAAGTGGTAAGAGTGGTATGGCATATACATTCAAGATGGCTGACGATGAGGATGATAATACCACTGCCGATACACCAGATACTGAGGAAGTTGAGGAACCAGCCAATTTAGGTGATGCTATCAAAGCGTGTTTAGAGTTGACTGATGGTATGGAAGAGGAAACCAAGAATAAGATGGTTAATTCTCTTACGGCATTGACTGTAAAGCTATTGGAAGTGTTAGCAACTAAGGAAGATGCGGAAGTGCATACGTTAGATACTACTGAGGAAGTTACAGAGAAGGCAAGCACGATGAAACCAGAAGAGGTATACGACGCATTATCAGGATCTTTCAAGGCTGAGTTTGATAAGGTATGTGAGTTGATAGCTGATGTGGTTGATAAGGTGAATAGTCTAGTAGAAAGCACTGAAGAAACTTCTGAGAAAAGGTTGGCTGATTTACTAGAGCTATTGCCTAAGTCCAACAAAACAGTATACCGTAAGTCAGAAGCCAAGACTAAAAGCGAGACTGATGATGACGAAGATGTAGGTGCAGTATCGCCACTTGGTGGAGATCCCATGTATGAGATGTTGAATAGTAAATACCATCGTTAGGTATTAGAAGAGGAAAGCGGAGGTAAACATTATGTATGAGAGATTTAAGAACGCGGTCATAAAGAATAGAAAACCCGTCATCGCATCTAAGACAGATGCTGTAGGGTTTTATGGGGATTGTGGGCTGTTTGGGATGTGTGGGAATAACGATCTCATGTCCTTGGTTATGCAGGATACATCCCTATCAGCGTGGCTATCCTGGCACGAGAATAACGAAGCTAAGATATATGTTCGTATGCTTCGGTGGAGAGGTCCAGAAGGCTCTGCTGCAGGACAGGGTATTGGTAGTGGAGCTATCTCTAATCCTTGTAGTGATCCTGATAGTTGGGAGTGGGGTGTAGGCTCTATTCTTCTCCAGAAGGGTTTGTTAGGGCGCGAGGGAGAAAGCATCGATATTACTGATGTGGGTGAGAGATATTGCGATGTTCAGCCCATCTACACTTTAGATGGTACTCCCATTAGTAACGATTTGGAATGGCAAGCGTTGGGTGCTGGGGAAGTGCTCAGAGATGATATACAGCGCATGCTAATTACTGGCAATCCTTCTAATTCGGGGGAATTCAAAGGGTTAGAACTACTAGTCAATACGGGATACACTGATATAGATTCTGGTAATGCGATGCCATGGGTCGATAGTTTGGTGGTTGATTGGGATAGTAACGATATTATGGATTCTGTTACCATCAACGGTACTGCTTGGAAGATCAGACAGGTAGTTACTGCTATGGTGCGTCGTATCCGTCAGAGAGCTAAATCCCGTGGTGGTATTGCTGCAGGTGATATGGTACTGATGGTAAACGAAGATATGCGTCAGACACTTATGGATGCATGGGCTTGTTCAGCCATATGCGCCAGCGAGGATTGGGCTGCCACCACTGGTGGGGTTGTGGGTATCTTAGATACCATCCAGGCTCGTGATTTGAAGAATGGCTGGTTGGCAGGTGGGTTGTTTGGAGATGGTATGTTGCCTGTTGATGGGCAACCAATCAGTCTTCTAGTTAATCCGTGGTTGGAAGGTACATGGGATGCAGATGCTGGTGCATTTGTCAGCGATCTGTACATTTTGACCAGGAAAGTAGGAGCCAGAGAAATTCTATATGGTATCTACCATAATATGAATGCTGGCTCGCAGGCATTTGCTTCACAGGCAGGGTATCAACGATTCACCACTACTGATGGCGGCAGATTTTTGATAGGCTCTTCAGTAACTAATCTGTGCATCAAAGCCAAGACATGGATTAAACCAGGATTATACTGTAGTGCCCCATGGGCGCAAGGTCGTTTGACTAACATTGCTTACAATACAGTGTTGGATCCTGTATCTCCTGTTCCGGGCAGTGATTACTATTACGCTAATCCCACTGAAGCGGAGTGCAGTTAGTTAAAGTATAGTACAGAGGGCAGCAGATGAGAAATAAAAAGGTTATATCTGTATATGATAGGGAAGGATGGGCTGTACAAAGGTTATGGGAAACCATATCTATAGGTATAACTGGCTATGATATTCAAGTGGCGCATTTCAAACAAAGTAAATTGCTCCATGTAGTTGATACAGATATATTAGTACTCAACTGGACGGGAGATAGTAAGTATCTACGAAGTAGACGAAGTACACTAGATAAACTTCCTGTGGCGCAATTACTTCATAGCTGTATTTATGAGCATGATGCTAAAGATGCTATAGATAAGGCTGACATAGTAGCAAGTGTATCAGAACGTGTAAGTAATAAGCATGGTGTAAATAGTAAGTACATTATTCCATCTGCTGCCCATCCCAATTTTATTAAGTTCGACATCAAGTATAATGATAAAGTTCTCAAAGTAGGATCAGTGGGTTCTAAACGTAATCCTACGAAGAATTGGGAAGCTATACGTAGATTGGCAAGTTCTGTGGGTGAGTTGGTTACAGATAATGAGAATCTATCGCTAGAAGATATGGTAAGGTTATATAATACGATGGATGTGTACCTATGCCTATCTTCTAGCGAGGGATCTAATGTATGTATAGCAGAAGCCATAGCTTGTGGATTGCCAATTATCACCACAAGGGTTGGTAGTGCTGAATTTCATGTACAGGAAGGGTTTAATGGGTATATAGTAGATGATGAAGCTCAAGCATTAGAAGCATTACGTAAGTTAGATAGTAATAGAGAACTATTGAATACTATGTCCGATAATTCTTTAGTGATGGCAAATAGATATACGTATAAAGATATGGCTGATAGGGCTAAAGAATGGTTAGACACTATGCCTCCTTATGTAACAGTAATAATCCCATGCTATAATTACGCAAAATACTTACCAGATGCGGTACATAGCGTAATACGGCAAAATTATGTAGACTGGGAAATTATAATTGTTAATGATGGAAGCACTGACGATACAGCGCAAGTGGCTGAGGAGTTAGTAAAATTAGACAATAGAATTAGATTTGTAAATCTTAAAAAGAATAGAGGATTATCCGAAGCCAGGAATGCTGGGATTAAAAGAACTAATTCACCATATTTCCTACCTTTGGATGCTGATGATGAGCTGGCTAATGCAGATGCATTAGGTAGTCTTGTATACCATCAACGCAGATTCGAGGAGCAGGTTATAGCTTATGGGGATATACAAGTGTATGGCGATCATGAAAAGTTATTGACTATGCCGCCATACTCATTACAAAAACTGATGAGTAAAAATATAATACCTTATTGCTCATTATACCCCAAATGTGGATGGATTCGTACATCAGGATATAAAAAACGTATGTCGGATCTAGGGGGATGGGAAGATTATGAATTCAATATGAATATGGGCAAATTAGGTTATTATGGCAGAAAAGTAGACCATACAGTATTGAAATACCGCAGGCACGGCAGATCTATGCTGCATAACGCAGAGGATAATAAAGATATTCTAAGAGAAGCATTGCGGGATATACACTCGGATATGTACAAGATGGCAGAAACTGGAGAATTGGACAGGTTGATGTACGACAGCTCTACAGTTATTGTAGAATATGTAGGTAGTATGAAAGGGGCATTCAGTATAAGAGGCACCAAAGTATATAGAGTGAGAAAAGGTGTACCGTTTGCGGTTAATGCGGAAGATATGAAATTATTTTCCTCTGAAGATTGGAAGATACATGAAAATGGTATGGCGCGTACCAGATATATACCCAAAAAGCGTCGTAGGAAAGGTTGAGGGTAATGGAGCCATAGGTTATGGCAAGAAGTAATAATTTTCCTGATGTAAATTTAGATAAGTATGAAGAGTATATCGGTATAGATGATATACCTTACAATGGCTGGACAGAAACTGGAGAGCCAAATTATTGGTGCCGTTATGTTTGGAAGCAAACGGATAGGGAACGTATGGCTGCAGCATTAGCTACATCAAGAGAGTTGATTGAGCAGCAACTAGGATATACCATATTTCCTCATTGGTTTGAAGAAACTATACTGCTAGATGACTTATCTAAGATATATAAACTGTCTTGGGGGATGGGTATAGAATTTGGTACTAAGGTGAGCGAATTCATAGACTCCCCATCAGTATCTTATTCTGATGATGTAGGTACAGTAATTGTTAATTATGCTTCTACATTATCTACAGATGAAATAGAAGTCAGATATAATGGTGAAGATATAGTAATTCATCATACTAATGTAGATAGATTATCTCCAACACAAGTTATGGTATCTATACCCCAATGCAGATTGATGGATCCATCAAAATTCAAAAATAGTAAAATATATTATAGCGATATTTCAAATTACGTAACACTAGTTGATGTGTATAGAGTATATAATGATGATACATTAACACTAGTTGATAGTAATGGCGAGCAGTTAGAAAACCTAGAAGTGATTTGGTATGATAAGCGATTAGGTGAGGTATGTATTAGTGGTTGCGTTTGCAATAGTGGGTGCAATTTATGCGATATACAAAAAGTTTTCGTGAGGTATAAAGCAGGATTGACTTATTGGAGTGCCGCATTGTATTCCGCATTAGTCAGATTAGCTCATGTCAATCTACCTTCAGAACCTTGTGGTTGCGAGGGTGTTGTACAAATATGGAAGGGCGATAGAGAAGACGCAACCGCCACTTCCAAAGTGGCTAATAATCCTTGGGGTTTAACTAAAGGAGCATATTTCGCCTGGAATACAGTTAGTGAATTAAGATTAGGGCATGGTGATCTATTAGTAGCACCATAAGGAGGATATAATAATGGCAGAAACATATTACGATAGTGGAATGGGTAGATTATGGATTCAAGAGGAAGGTCCACTCCATCCGTGGGAATTGTGGGGTGATGCTGGTGTAGGGGATATGGAAGTTCCAATGGGTGATATAACACCATATTACTTACCATCAGATGATACACGAGGAGAGTTCGAGATTGTAGCAGAAACGCAAGGTGCTCCTGGTAATGTCACAACCACCATTGAGATGCCTCGGAGTATAGCTACAAGGTTATTGGCTATGGAATGTGCATTCAATATGTTGATAATGTATAGCCAATGTGAGAGGCCTGACAGTAAGGTATACGATGTTGCTGACTATATTTCTGTGGCTAGATTGACAGGGAAAACTATCCCAGCACCAGTTGCTAGGCAACCAGATGATCAAACTTTAGCACTAGTAAGTGGTGCAGTAAGTGCTAGAAGTTGGATGGAAATTTGTTCCCCAGTATTTACTGACCAAGCAGCAGCAGTAACTAGTGAAGACTTGATGGATGTAGTTAGTGCTGATGATCCCAGTTGTGGTGGTATATGTGGCGAGAGAACAGTAGGATGTCAAGTTCTCTATGCTGTAGGTGCCAATAATGTGGTATTGAAGACCACCAATGGCGGAGGAACTTGGACTGATATAGGTGGACCAACTGGGTGGGCAGGTTCTCCTGGCGATACTATCAATGCTGTATATGCGCAAGGAGATTTCGTTATTGTAGGTAGTGGTGATGATGAGGAGATAGGAGTGAGTACAGATGGTGGCAGTACTTGGACTGAGATAGATTTGGCTACTGAGTTGGGTGCTTCCAATTTTGTAAATGCTATCTTTGGATTAGACAAGTACCATATCTGGATAGCGGCAGATGGTGGAGTAGTTTTGTTTTCCAGTGATGGTGGATTGACTTGGGAAGATGTATCTCCTGCCACTACTGAGGATCTGTATGGTATACACTTCTTAGATACCAACAGGGGGATTGTGGTGGGCGATAATGGTGCAGTAGCCACTACTGTTAATGGTGGCAGTGCTTGGACCGCCAGAACTGTTAGTACTTTTACTGCCAAGAATGTCAAATGTTGCGCACAAACTGATACGTATATCATGGTAGTGGCGGGGGTGGAAGGTAGGATGGCATACTCCTTGGATGGAGGAGATACTTGGACACAAAAGACTACTGCGCTGACGGCAAGTGATACTATAACAGCATTGATGTTCTCTGAGACAAACTTTGGTTATTATACAGCAGATACAGGCGATGTATATCGTACTGATGATGGCGGATATAGTTGGGAAGCTATGGATATTACTGCCAATTCAGGTTTGAATGGGGTATGGGCTTGTACTCCTTCCACAGTGTCTGCAGTAGGTGCCAGCGGGTTTGTAACCAGGGGAACTTGTGGTAATGAGGCAATGAGCTCATAATAAACTGTAGGAGGTTGAGTTATGGCTAACAAGAAAGCGAAGAGTATTAAGAAATGGGATACTAGGAATGATGGTAAAATAGAGATCACTTTCAGTGCGGGGATGAAAGTAAGTATGGATCCTATGCCTCCCTTAGTTAGGGATGCCATATTCAATAGTATCCCATACCCTGACCCTCCCATGGTACCCATTAAGACCAAGTTTGGAGAAAAGCTATGGGCGGATGTGAATGATGAGGGATACAAAACTGCATGTGCTGAGGTAGATCAAGAACGTAATCGCACACTACTCAGATACTTGATATTTAAGATGGAGGGGGATTTGGATCCTCCCGATGATTGGGTAGATAGTATGCGGTTGGTATTACGTAATCATTTCCCTGAAGATGCCGAGGACTTGAGAATGTTGTATGTGAGTACAGAGATCATTAAAACTAGCAATGACTTTATAACATTCATGGAAGCAGTATCTTCATCGGTTACAGAGGAGGATATAGCCACTGCGGAGAATACCTTTCGCAATAAAGTGGAAGAATAGGGATCTCAGTGGCTGGGTTGCCCCCAGTGGGCGAACAACATACAGCAGAAGGTATGAAGAGTGCCGCATAGCTCACGAGTGGGGAATTACTATTAGTAAATTCTATACATTACCCACTTGGGAGCGTGCGGCAATGTTTGCTTATATGAGATCTAAGGATAAATTGGCGGCATTAGAGGCAGAGGAAAATAGACGCAAGGCTGAACAGAGGTCAAAACGGTAATGGAACAAACAGGTATACGACTTGTAGCAGATGTATCTGACTTCAATAAAGGTCTTCAAGCCTATGAAAATGGTTTGAAGAAAATGGATACAGCTACAGATAATTTTATAACTAAAGCATCCAAAGGATGGCAAACGTTTGGATCCAATTTGGCTGATGTAGGTCATAATGTAGCCGATGTAGGAAATATATTAGCAGATAAGCTCACCAAACCTATGGTTGGGCTGGTAAATACTGCCGTAGATTCTGCAGGCGAGTTCCAAGATCAAATGGCTCTAATACAAGTTGCTACCAAAGATGCTGGCTATGATATGGAACGGATAGGGGAATTCGCACTCAAAATGGGTGCAGACTCTGTATTTGGTGCTACAGAGTCTGCAGAGGCAATGCTGGGTCTTTTGAAAGCAGGGCAACAGGCTGATGAGGTAATGGGTACAGTATCTGAGGAAGCCGGAGGGATGGGTGCAGCATTGGCTTTGGCCAGCAAAGAGGGCATCACTCTTACAGAAGCTATAAATGAGTTGGGTGGTACCACAGGAACACTAGAAGCTGTTCTCAATTTGGCTACTGCAAGTGGCATGTCAATGGCTGAGAGTAGCGATCTGTTGAGTATTGCTATGGCTACATTTGGTAGGGAAGCCGAAGATGCCACAGATATAGTTAATAACTTTGTGCAGGCTGCAGATGCCAGCGTTATGGAAGTGAGTGATATAGGTCAAGCATTGACTAATATTGGACCTACTGCAGCAGCATTCGGATTTTCTCTAGAAGATGTAAATACTGCGTTGGCTCTGTTGAGTCAACGGGGTATACAAGGCGGGGAAGCAGGTACTGCATTGAAGAGTATGCTCACCAATATCATGCGCCCAACGGATTCAGTCACAGAGGCATTAAGTGACCTGAATATACAACTATACGATAGTCAAGGCAATATGAAAGAGTTGCCTGAATTGGTAGATAGTTTCTCTAAAGCACTAGGGGATAATGCCACCATAATTGAGTACCATGGGGCACTCACTAAATCCGAACAAAGTGAATTAGATAGATTACAGAAGATATATCAGCGCACACAGCAATCTCTTAGTGATTACACTTCCGGTATAAAAGGTGCTAATCTAGATGAAGAAGCTCGTAATGAGAAATTATCAGAATTACGGCAAGTGTTGGTAAATACCTCCAAAGCTATGGATCCTTTGATTGCCAAACAAAAAACTGGTACTGAGGTAGTCAGGGAACTCACCCAAGAGCAAAAGAACCAATATATACAGACACTAGCAGGTACATATGGTATGAAAGCTATGCAATCCCTGCTGGATGATGGTATAGAAGGTTGGGAAGGGATGGAAGATGCCATAGCTGGTGCTGCTGTAGCTGGCGATGTAATGAACGCAAAAATGGGCACTTGGAATGGTGTGGTAGAAGCGTTGTCTGGAAGCGTAGATACTATGAAAATAAAACTAGGCAACTCCATCACCAAAGCATTTACACCACTACTAGGTGCTGTATCTAGATTAGTAGATAGATTCTCATCCTTAGATTTCAGTAAGTTCACATCTAAGTTTATAGATCCATTAGTTAATGGGTTGATAAAAGTTATAGAGTGGGTGACTCAATTAGATGAAGATACACTATATTGGGCTGCTGCACTGGCTGCAGCTGGTGCAGCCATCGGTCCAATTTTAATAGCACTAGGAGGATTTATTACTGTACTGGGTACTGCTGTGGGGGCATTAGGTGTGCTGATATCGCCATTAGGGTTATTGGCAGCAGCTATAGCAGGGATAGGTGTGGTTGCTTCTAATAATATATCTTCTATAAGTGGATTTTTTGGTGTACTGAAAACTCTAGGTAAATACTTACTTGCTGTAGTACAAGATGGTGATGTGTATAATGATTGGATCACGGATCTACCAGAAGGCATGCAAATTGCTGCCCAAAAGATAGGGCGTGCTCTATCTAATATTACATCTTTTGTAGAAAATTCTGTAAGTAATATAAGATCCGCGTTATCTTTCTTCATGTCTGGTAATATAGAATTCTTTGATTGGAGCAAGGTTCTCCCTTCTTCTATGGTAGGAACGGCTGAGAAATTTGCTGATGGGTTGAATACTTTACGAAGAGTAGCAATGGATATGTATAGTGGGGTATTCAGTAGGGAATATCCATGGGGAGAACTTCTTCCAGAGGGGTTGGCCAAAAAAGCTGAGGAATTAACCAATGTGGTGTATGATCTAATTGACGGGTTTGGGCAGTTAGGTAAAGGAAATTGGGAAGGTGCTATATCCTCATTTACTGAGATAGATTGGGGTTCAATAGCAGAGATGGCTTCTGGTTCTCTGACTTGGCTATTTGGGCAAATAGCTAATATAGGTTCTGAACTATTGGCTACATTAACTAATGCGCTATTTGATTTGCTAGGTAAAATAGATTGGGCGACATTAGGCAATTGGTTAGGTGAAAAAGTTATAGTGCTATGGCAATTTGCATTTGGTATAGGTAGTGATGTACTATCTTATGTATGGAGTGCTATAACTAATCTATTCAAAAATATAGATTGGAAGAAAGTAGGGGATACTGTAGCGTCAGCAACTAGTGCTTTGTGGGACAGCGTTATGAGTATTAGTGGTAATGTACTATCTACCATCACTACTGCATTAACCAATCTATTTAATAGTATAGATTGGGGCAAAGTGGGTAGTACTGTGGCTTCTGCAGCTAGTACACTATGGAACGGGGTATTTAATATATCTAAGGATGTGGCTGGGTTAATATGGGATGCATTGACTAGCATGCTTGGGGGAATTGATTGGGGGAAATTAGGTGGTGATGTAGCAAGTGCTGCATCTGGTATGTGGGATAATGCATTACGTGTTACTGGAGATACCATATCCAATGTGAAAGATACCATATCCGCCAAACTAAGTGATATAAATTGGGGTGGAATAGGAAACAGCGTCAAGGGAAGAACCGAAGAATTATGGGCAAATATGCTCAGTGGCATAGAGGAATTCACAGGTGTAGATCTGTCCGGATTTATAGATACTTTGGGTAATGCTGCTAAAACGGTTGGTGATATGTTTGCCCCATCTGTAGAACGTCTAGGGAAAGGGATTAAAGGGTTTGCTGAGGCATTACAGCCTGCAATACCTGCCCTCAAGAGTTTATGGGATAATATAGCCAATAACGTATTACCAGCATTAGGAGCATTGGCTGCATTAGTTACAGGTGTACTGGTTGTAGCATTCAAAGTATTTGTAGATTACATAAGTGCCGTGTTGCCCAGCATTGGTGCTAACATAGCTGGGGTGGTGCAGATAATCAGTGGGCTTCTCACATCCTTAACAGGATTTATAAGTGGTATAATAAACGTTCTAGTGGCTCTATTCACAGGTGGCGATTGGAAGGGAGCCATGATAGATTCCATGAATTCTGTAGTAGAGGGTATACAAAATATATGGGATGGATTAAAAACAGTAGTTATAAGTACCATACAAGGGACTATAGATGGTATAATAGCCATATTTACAGGATTATGGGAGGTGTTGGTAGGGAACTCCATAGTTCCAGATATAGTTAATGGTATAATTGACTCGTTTGCTTCTATGGGAGAGGCATTATTCAGTATGTTGGAGGGTGTAGGGCAGTTCATGGTAAATGCTTGGACCAATATACGGGATAGTGCTACAGAAGCCATAAATGGATTAGCGGTATCAGTGAGTGAGAATACAGAAGGTATACGCACTAGGATAAGCGAAGTGATGGATTCCATATCTAATAAGTTCACAGAAGGTTGGAATGCTGTATTAAATACTACTGCCAGTTTGTTAGGATTGACTAGAGAAGATATTGATACCAAATTGAATGCTGCCAAAAAGGTAGTGGATGATGTATTGGGTTTGGTGAGTGAGGCATTCAAAGGGAATTGGGATACGGTATTCAAAACTACAGGCACATGGTTAAATAATATGAATAGTGCCATAACTGATAAATTAAATCAAATATATCAGTGGCTTATAGAACTATTGCAAAGAATGCTTGAGAATTTCCGCACGCAGTGGGAAAATATTCTATTAACTACTACTACATGGTTAGAAAATATGTACACGTTTATTATGGAGAAGTTCCAAGCCATATTAGAGTGGGTGCTTAATTGGCTATCTAATCTATACGACTCTTTTGTAACCTATTGGAATGATATAGTAAATGCGGTTATAGAAGCTATGGGCAATATAGCTTCCGCCATATCCGAAAAAGCGTCTGCTGTAGTAGACGCGTTCAATGAGATATGGGATAAAGTCAGAGAAGGTATATCTAATGCCACAGATACTGTAATAGATGCAGTTAGTGGGTTAATTGATGATATAGCCAATTCATTCAGTAACTTCTCAGATAGATTTACAGAGATAGGCAGTGATATAGTTGATGGTATATGGCAAGGGTTGAGAGACAGTTGGGGAAGTCTACGTGATGGGGTACAGAACTTAATTGGGAATTTTGTAGATTGGATAAAAAGATTATTAGGTATTGCCTCTCCATCGGAGGTGATGCTTGAGCTATTTGGGTATGTAGTAGAAGGCATGGCAAAACCGTTAGAGAATGCAGATATACTACTTAATGCGGCGCAAAATTTGCGAGATAGGCTAGAGGATACCTTAGTTAATGATTGGAAAGAAATAAATGTAGGTCTTAAAGGTTCTATATCAGGAGCTGTGGGTGTATCTTCAACTCCTACATATAATCCGCCAAGTATGAGTGGTGGAGGGGATATCAGGCATATAGAGCAAAGCACCCATAACAATTGGCAAGTCAATGCTAATTACGCTAATGATCAATCAGAAGCATCTATCATAGAAGATTTACAAGCTATGAATTTACTATATAGAATGGGAGCTGCATAACGATGCGAGAAATGTTATGGCTAGAGACTTCAGATGGGGAAAAGTATACTTTTGACGATAGGGCTGGGAGGATACTATTATCTTCTCAAGGATTTGGTATGCCTCCCATAGATTACACTACTCAACGTCATATACAGCAGCAAGGGGAGAGTGTCAAGCGTTGGAATTTAGGTTCTAGGCGCATACAAATAGGGTTAATGTCTATATATTCAGATAGAGGTGCATTGTTTGACGGCAGGCGTGATTTGATAGGATTCTTAAACCCGTTTCGGGGAAAAGCCAAATTGAAATTGGAAATAAAAGGTATTACATGGCATATAGAAGTCATGTACGAAGCTGATTTTGGTATGAGTTCTGCCCAACAGCCCCAATCAAATGCGCAAGGAGCAGTAATTAGGTTAATAGCGCATGATCCTACTTGGAAAAAGGATACTATGACTGTAGCAGAAGCGTCTCTTACATCATTACAAAACCTGCAATTTTCATTTATGTTCCCGTTCGCTTTTGGGTCAAGTTTAACTAATATTTGGCAAGTTACAAATAGTGGGCATTTAGAAGCCAAACCCACTATAACACTACGAGGTCCACTGCAAGATGTAGTAATTAAAAATTTGACGGATGAGGATAAAGAATTAAAATTAGAAACATACTTAGAGCCACGACAAATAGCAACTATATACACTGATTGGGATATCTTAAGAGTAGATGGTCCAAGCGGAGTAAATTGGACGGGGTATCTCAGCGAAAATAGTTCTTTAGTTGATTTTAGATTATTGCCCCCATGGGCTATAGAAGATGGCGTAAATTACGTATTGGTGTACAGTACTGTAAGTAATTCTGATAGTAGAATTACTATGGAATATTGGGAAAGGTATCTTGGTATATGAGTAATTTGGGTAATCTATACCATGTGAGAATAGTAGATCACGATGCAGCTACTGTGGCATATATAGCCAATGCTAGATACATTAGCTATACTAACAGAGTCAATGGTGTAGGTTCTCACCAAATACGTATAGATATGGATGATCCTAAAAGCGCGTTATTCGACTACACCGATTACATCTTTGAGATATGGCGCAAGCCCATGTATATGGATGAGTGGGTTAAAGATTACTCTGGATTTAATAGATATACCAGAAGATATGCAGAAAAAGATGGAGCACTATATCGTGAATCTATAGGTAGAACATTAGAGGATTTATTACGTAGAAGATTGGTGGAGCCTCCTTGTGATGAAGACTTTTCATCCAAAGCAGGGTTTGCTGAAGAAGTAATTAAGGAGTATGTAAATGAGAATGCTGCTTCTGGTACACAAACGTATCTGGTACAACGAAGCTCCTCTACATCTCACACGTTATTAGTTAGTGCGTCAATAAGTGATCCTTGCCCAGTAGCTCCTCCTAATGTATTCCATAATTCTACTCATACGGTCACATATAATGGGGGAGAGTTGGTATTCAGTGCCAATGATGATGGTAGTGGGGAATTGAGTTGGGATGATAAGCTGGATATAGAAGTCAGGCATGGGGCATCTGTAGTAGCAAGTTGGAGCCATACATTTGGGGATGTAACATCTATCACTCCATACGGTCCAGTAAATTTGGGTAGACTTCCCACTGTACCAATAGGGGATAGTATAGAAATAGAATTGACTGGTACAAATTTGTATCCACCAGCATGCGGGTATAGAAATCTATACTTGTGCCAATTATATCCTTGCGAAATAGATGCTGGAAGGCAGATACCTAATCTTACCATTGAGGACTTACATGATCCAATATTAGGAGATTACGTCACACGTAATATACGCAATACTAGATTATTAGATGTGGCTCAAGAGTTGGCTAATGCAGGTAATGTAGATTTTTGGATAGAGTATCTATCTGAGTGGCGGGTATCTCATGAATTTATGTTCAAGATATCCGATCAACGTGGCTCAGATAGAAGAGTAGGGAATACAGAAGGGAATCTATCAGTAGTATTTTCTCTAGGTAGAGGCAACATGCTATACCCATCATTGACAACCGATAGATTGACTGAAATAAACCGTATATATGTTGGCGGTCCAGGAAAAGGTAAAGATAGGCTGGTAGTTATAGTTGACGATGAAGATGCTCAATCTGAATCCCCTTGGAATATTGTAGAAGGGTTTGTGGATAGCAGAAACGACGATACTATAGCAAAACTCACTAATGTAGGTGATGAGAACTTAATAGCCAAAGGTGCGTTCGATAGTTTTGATTTTGATATAGCTGATACTATGGGGTGTACCTATGGTCGTGAGTGGTTTTTAGGGGATCTAGTGACTGGTATATTTGATGGAGAAAGAAAGGATGTACGTATAGTAGAAGTTACTGTATCTGTACGTAAAGATATGGGCGAAACTGTAAAAGTTAAATTGGAAACTATATAATGGCTAGATATGATGGCTCTGGTAATTTACTTCAAAAATTAGAAGACATCGAAAGACAAATACGAAGGCATGATGTACAAGAGTGGGGTGATGTAGGTGATGTACCCAATTTTGTGGAGGAGCATCCAATACAAGTCACTGCCAACATATTTACATTATCCTATACACCCAATCCATTAGAAAGTTTAGAATTAACTCGTGACGGAGTAATGCAAAAGTACGATTCTGTGCCATCAAATTATAAGCAAGGTTATACCATTAGTGGCAGTAGTATAACTTTGAATACTGCGCTAGAGGAGGGAGAATATTTATATGCTAGATACAGGAGGTAGTTATGAAAAAGGTATTAAACTTATTATCAATAATAATTTTGTTGGGTATAGGAGGTAATGAAATGACAGTAAAGGCAATTCCATTTGATGTAGTATTATATAGCTCCGAAGATTGGAGAGAAGTGTGGGGATCTACCTTTGTGGGAAAAGGTAATAGGGGAGTTGTGAAAGGCTATGAAGACTCCTACGAAGTTACTGCTCCTGGCACTGGGATGATAGTGCAAGTGGGGAAAGGCAGTAGTATTGTAGAAGGGGCATGGGTTCATAATGATGCCTCAACAAATGTAACAATTAGTGGTGGTCTAGTAGGTGCTGACGAACGTATAGACACCATAGTAGTGAAATTAACTTTTGGCTCTAAAAGTGCTGAAATTACAGTTCATGAGGGATTAGCCGATCCCAATCCTATACCTCCCACACTACAGCAGGATGCCACGGTTTGGGAAATTCCTTTGGCTAATGTGCATACCACTTCCTCAACTGCTGTAATTACTAGCAGTGAATTGACGGATGTTAGGGAATGGTGTTTACATACTATGGGTCAAATGGTTTATGATGCCATAGTTGATGTTAATGGAAATGGCGATTATTTATTGCCATCCCAAGCATTTTCTGCTGGGGCTAAAACGGTGTACGTTAGAGATGGGGTATACACTGAAGTGGCTGGATTTACTATACCTAACAATGGTGCTTTGATTGGAGAGAGTAAAAATGGTACAATCATAGATCTGCCGTCTGGTACAGTTATAGTAGGTGAGTCAGGAACTGTATCCTCTGATACTGGTACGATCTCACTAACTAATGGATCAACCGCTGTTACAGGATCAGGTACTGCTTGGTCTACATCGGATGAAGATAAAGTACTTATTACAGAATATGGAGATGTATTGTGGGTGGATACCTATGTTGGAGGAACACAACTCACTCTATTAGTTCCATATGAAGGAGCATCTATATCTTCAGTGGATTATATGATAGCTGATATGAAACGAGTGACCATACGTGATATTACTATCAGGAAGAATAATTGTACCTTATCATTACCCACCATAGCTTTGAACACTCATTATGGCAGTAATATTGAAAATACCAGATTAGTATATGCTAGAAATGCTCCCACTATATTGATAGAGGATAGTTACGATTGTATTATGAGAGATTTAGATATACTAATATGGGATAATTGGAATGCAGCATCCGGATCTATGGGTATTAAGTTATTTGGTGGGTATATGCATACCATAGAAAATTGCCGTATGAGTGGTGGTGATTATGGTATATATGTAGATTCCTGCCCAGCAAGTAGTATAGTAAACAATATCATCACTGAATTCTCAGAGGATGGTATATATATAGATTCTTCTGGAGACACGGTTATATCTAACAATACTATAACGGTTGTTAACAACCACGGCATAAATATTATATCAGGTACCAGACTTAAAATAACTAACAATTTAATACGGGAGTGTGGTGATGATGGTATCACAGGTGTAATTTCCCTAAGCAGTATCGTTGGTAACCATATAGTAAAGTGCGCAGGCGAGGGATTACAATTTGACTCTTCCTCTGCATCCACTACTGTAGTAGGTAATGATATATACGAAAATGGGAATGGTATATTCATACATTCTGCAGCAGGTACTATAGTAATGAATGGAAATCGGATATCTGGTAATACAGGTATTGGAGTAGATATCAATGGCGACTATAATATTTTAGTGGCTAATCTAATAACTGGGAATAGTGGCGGTAATGTTGATGATACGGGAACAGGTAATGAGATAGCGCATAACATATAATAATGCAAGATTTTGAACGATCCCAGTATGGGATACATGGGTATACTCAAATAAGATTGGGTGGGGTATTATCACCCAATCTACGCACTCTGGTAGTGAGGCAACAACTAACTCCAGATATGACGCTTCAAGTGCTAGGGTCAGGCACAGTATGGATAGGTCATACACCTATAACATTCATCGACTCAAATACACCCAGCATAGTTGCCCCTGCCACTAATCCCAGATATGCATTGTTAACTCTAGATGATGGCGGGGTATTGAGCTGGGAGTATGGTAGTGAGGCTGCAATACCTTTGGTGCCTGATCCACCATTTGGGGTATTGGTACTATGCGCTGTGTATCAACGTGTGGCTATGTCATCTATATTAGATGAAGATGATGGGGTAAACGGGTATGTGTATGAGGATTACCGCCCATTTCTATTAGTTCCATATGTAATGGGCGAGTTGTGGACCAAAGGTGATGAAACTGATGAATACCCAAACTCATTAACAGTTAATGGTGGGGATTATATAACGCTGGACTACTCAACACCTAATGCTGTAGATATAGATTGGGATGGTGTAAGAGTAGAAAGAGTTGGTTCCTACATAGGTACACGCCCCATCTTAAATTTCATAGCTGGTAGTGGTGTAGGTGTTAATGTTAGTGATGATGGTACTGAGATAGATATCACCATTAGTAATACCTCTCCAGGTGTTACTGATCATGGAGCATTAACAGGATTAAGCCATAATGACCATACTCAATATGTAAATGCTGCAGGTAGTGGATTAAGTATGGTAGGGCAAGCACTTAGTTGGGATGGTGTAAGAGTAGAAAGAGCTGGTTCTTATATAGGTACACAACCCATATTGAATTATATAGCGGGCAGTGGGGTGGGAATAAGTGTTAGCGATGATGGTACTGAGATAGATATCACCATTAGTAATACCTCTCCAGGTGTTACTGATCATGGAGCATTAACAGGATTAAGTCACGACGATCATACCCAATACTTAAATATTGCAAGACATGCAGCCATAGGCGATAGTAGTCCCCACCATGCTTCGGCAACAGTGTATGGCGCACCATTAACTATTTCCGGACAACAGATTAGATTTAATTACGATTCGAACGATTTTGGTGTATCCGGAGATAATATATACATCAAAGATAGTGGTATTGATCATGGAGGTTTATCAGGTTTAAGTCATAATGACCATACACAGTACGTGAACGCAGCGGGCAGCGGGTTGAGTCTAGTAGGACAAGCCTTGAGTTGGGACGGATTGACGGTAAAGGAAAATGGAGTTACACGTGGTACAGAGCGTATCTTGGATTTAAGATATGTATATCCAATAGAAATATTGGCTGTAGATGCTGGTACAGAGATAGATGCTACTATCTCGTTAAACTATAACGGATCCGATTTTGGGGTATCTGGAGGTAATCTGTACATCAAAGACAGTGGTATTGATCACGATGGAATCAGTGGAGTATCCGCGAACGATCATCACAATCAGTTACATAGCATCGCGATAGATGGAGTTAATCATAGTCCTGCTAATTTAGATATTGGAAGTAGATATTTTGAGGGGGAAGCATTTAGAAGTAATGCGTATGATATACAACTAATACCAAAAAATAGTACATACATGCACGTGCGCAATAAGGCAGATACAGCATATCTAGGGCTTGCGTGCGATAAAATATATATGTATGATGGAGGCATAAACTTCACGGGAAGCCATGATGAACTAAATGACGTGTCCGCAAATGATCATCATAATAAATCGCACGACCACTCTTCAGCCAGTGGTTCTGGAGCTATTGACACCGACCAAAGCGCAACGTTCGATAGTTATGTATACGTGAATAATTATTTGTATTTGTATTCGCGTTTATATTGCGGAGGCTCCGGACAAACTGGGTACATATACGTTAGAGATAGCAGTTACAATACTCATATTACTCTATATGGAGACACAGGAAATGCCAATTTCGATGGCAATGTTGATATTGAAGGGAATCTAGATGCGCATCAAGGCGTTGATATAGATGCCGGATACTCGTTGAAGATCGGAAATGATTGCGAATGGCATCGTGATGCGGCAAATCAAATCGGAACACCTGATAGCGTGCGTGTGGATAGTAGTGTTGGTATTGGGAGAGCACCAGGGTCTAGTGGACAATTACTTGTAAATGGAGCTATTGGGTGTTGGGATGCTATTTCTACGTATGGAGATAGTAATGGCGACATCACCTGCGGAGGTGCAGGGGGGTCTACATCACGCGCAGGGTTAAATTGGAGCTCAGGCGCGGTATGGGCATATAGTTATTTTCAAGTAGGTGGGTCGTTTGGTTCACCTACTTATAATGGTGTAACAGGAACGTTTGTAGATAATAATGGCAACACTATAACGGTTCGTGGTGGGATAATTACTAGTTTGAGTTAGGAGGAAATTATGATTATTACAGTAAAACTATCTAAAGAGGCATGGAATGAGTTAGTAAGTGCCCATAAAGTAAATTATACTTCACACCCAGATACATCAGAAATTACTGATGAGATAGTGATAAGTAGGGTAAAAGAGGATATAATTGGCAGTATAACAAATATCATAAGATCAGCAAAGAGTAAATTAGTACATGATGAAGTAGATAGTATCATAAATAATGTGGAGGTGATCATAAGTGACGCAACGCAAGAAAAGAACTAATGGTGATGACTTTAAGAGTAAATTATTAAGTACATTAAATTTATCTGAAGAAGTGCCTGACGAAAATCTTATTCAATATATATTAGAAGCAATACAGAGATCTTCTCCTGTAGCATACAATAATCATGTGGCTAATGTATTAGAAGATATAGCGCGGCAATTACGTGCCGCTGCAGTTGAGATGGAAGTCAAAGCCAAACTACATAATAATAAAGTAGGAGATCGCCCCACTACATCCACGTAATGCAGTGGGGCAACCTCCTACTTGTTTCAAAAGTGGGTAATGATTATTTTGTAACCATTACCCACTTTATTGTGCTCCCATTAAGTTATGTTGCTATATAAGGTATGACGCTCTCAGTATCGTTCAACCAATGAGAGTATCCAACATCTATCATGGCTTTCTCTAATTCCTCATAGTTGCGTACTAGATATTCCATGCGCTTGGGATTGGCTATCTGAGTATACGATATCAGTTTACCGCCATCAATACAAGATAAACCATTTATTCTCGGTCTGTCCATATAATGATATTCTGGTATCTCGTCACTATATTCCCCATAATATGGTTGCAAATTTTGAGCTATATCTATGTACTCCAACACGGTGGTTGTAGACTCGTTTTGCCTGGAGTAATTCATCCACCACTTGTACTCCCCTAGATGGTACATAATATACTCTATGGTTGACGGTATATCTAATATAACGTGTACCTCATTCAATGTGCGGTATGTATGGGCACTATTCCCCAATTCTTCTCTAGTTCTTGAGATGATTAAGGATACATAGGAACGCAAGGGATTTCTAACTAGTATAATTATTGGATATCTTTCCTCTAATATATGCTTTTTGAGATAACTCCCATCAGGCGCATCGCCAAACAAGATTTTCACTCCGCAAGCCAAGTATCCAGGCATATTAAATGCGCAAGTTAGTTTCTCTACAGCATTATTAGTATATCTAGCCAACCAGTGTTTATTAGATAGTATCTCTCCTTTATGGCACAGCACACGTGGGTGACTATCTAATAGATGAGATAGTAATGTCCCACCACACCTCTCCCCTGTTAATATTATGAAGGGAATCCCTCCATCCCCAGGATGTCTTTCTCTTTTACCCATACTAGTATCCTTTCGTTTCAATTAGTAGATCCCAATACGGTACTGCAATCTCGCATTGAGTTAAAAATAATTTCCACTCCAGATGTTTATGGTGCTTGCGTTGATTGTATATACGAGCCAATGTAGTATACGTAAATGTAATATGGCGAGTTTGCAGCCAGCCCTCTGGCTTCCCCATCACTGCTTTCAAAAAATCACCATTTTGTATACTCTCATTCAAATTATTCAGCATATCAAAAGTGTAATCGGGGGACGCGCTAGATATGTCCCAAGGAGAAGCATCTCTACTCATCATAGTGTGCATAGTTGATTCGCTTTGTGGGCTCGATACACCTACGGAGTAGGTGCTCATCTGTTGCCAGAATGATCTACTTCCTCGTACAAACATACTGACAAATGTATGTCTACCAAATTTATCGTGACTATCATCTTCCTTACTTGCCGCACTCATCAACCGGATAAGAAACTTCTCATCCTCCTCCCCTATCCTGCACCCCATAGGATTGTACTTATCCCAAATAATTTGGGCTTTGTATTGACTCTTCTTAGGAAGTCTTGCACCTATTACAGCAGTACCCAGACCGTGTGCCCAAGCTACATAAACAAAATTCATTTGCCTAAGATACGTGATTATCATATCGTCCATATTAACAATAGCACTACTAGCAGTACATATATACTGCGTTATGCGGTCCAGTAAGTAATCGTTAGGTATATTTGCAGGCTTAACCATTCTAAATAAGTTATGTTTCATATCGTAGTCATACCCTATGTGCTTTGCCCATCTTATAACCTCCTCCGATAATACATCGGAAACCTCTAACATTCTTCTATTCAACTCTAATACATCTATATTATCACTTATCATACTAATTTTCTCCTTTCTGCTAATTCTGACATAGATTCTAAAATACAATACACCATTCTGACATCGTCCATAGCTCTGTGTGGGGTATGGTTACACCCAAATTCTTCTGCAGCTTCTTCTAATTTATACCATTTATAAGATCCCCAATCATTCAGTATGCCCTTGTATGCGCTATATAATAACATAGCGCAATTCCATTTTATAGGAGTATCTTGGGAAGGGTATTTGTATTGAGTATAATACTTCCAATCTAGCATCAATGGGATGGTAGGGTATTTATAAATTCTATATGTATTACGTAGTACAGCTGCATCGAAGCTGACGTTATACGCTATCACATGCTCTGCATCTAATAATACCCTATTTACATAAGGGTATATCCTATCAAATGTTGGGGCGTCAAATAACTCTCCAACATCTAGATGCACAAATTCCATAGTTCCTTGATCAGGTGGTTGGGTAGGATAAACTAAAGTCTCAATCATTTCAACGCCACTGGTATTCATTACCGCCAGCTCTATAATTTCAGATCCAGGATGATCAGCACTTGATTCTACTCTTAAACCAGTAGTTTCTGTATCAAATATTACACTATCACTATTCATCAATTTGTGGGCTGTTCTTAGTGCCCAATCATAATCGACCATAATTATCTCCTTAACACTTAGACCAACCACATGCCTTACATATGGTACATCCTTCTTCATTCACTAACATTTCTCCGCAATCAGGGCACTCAGGATAATCTGGAGAGAAAGTGGGTTTTGCATCTCCAGACAACACCATTCCCACTGCGTGGGGGCAACTCAGAACTTTTCCACCATTACCCCAAGCAGGAGCAGAGCATCGTATACCTAGCAATTGCTCAACTATAGCATCGCAAGGTACACCATATCTCAAAGATATAGAAATTACTCTTCCTAATGCCTCTAACATTGCATTAGTACATCCTCCTGAATTGCCAGCAGTTAGAAATACTTCTGCCAACTCTTTTGATCTATATCTATTAGCAGTCACGTAGAGGCTTTTACCACAACCTAAAGCCATCTTAGTTGTGCGACCTTCCATAGTAGAAGGTCTGATATGTTTGATATTAGGTGAACTATCATCAGAATTATTATGTAGGGAGATTACCTCCCTATCTCTACTTCCTGCTCTGTATATGGTGATGCCTTTCAAACCTACATCATGCGCTTTATGTATGGTACTTTTTATGTCATCCACTGAAGTACCATTACTCACATTTATAGTTTTACTTACTGCACTATCGGTATATGCTTGAAATGCTGCAGCTATACTGATGTGTTGTCCCAAAGGTATGTCTTCTGATATAGGAAATAATTTATGTATTTCCTCATTTACATCTTCACTTACTAGATTTCCTATATCATTACCATCACACAAGTTTTCTACTAATTCATCAGTTATCTCTATTTGTTGCTGCAATAGATACTCACATAATGTGCTATTCAGTACAGTATACTCTTCCTCTTCATCTCCCACCACTACTTTACGTCTATATGCCAATCTGAAGTATGGCTCTATTCCACCATTTACACCAGATAATATACTAATACTACCAGTGGGAGCTATGCTTGTACGAGTAGCATTACGTATACCATTATGGCTTATAGAAGTATATAATTCTTCCCAGTTTATATCTTGTATATCATCACCATATACCTTATTCAATATATCCTTATCTGGGGTGTAATCAATTTTTGTGCATCTAATACTTCTCCAATAGTCTTTGGTGTATAGCGACTCGCCATACTCTGGAAAACTGCCGCGCTCTTGCGCCAATACCATAGAAGTGTGAGTGGCAGTATAATTGATAAATTCCATCACAGTATATGCTATATCTATCGCTTCCGGAGAATTATAGCTTACTCCTACCATTGATAGCATGTCTGCAAATCCCATCACGCCCAGTCCAATTTTTCTAGTATCTTGAGTGCGATGTTTTATTGAAGGTATGGGATAGCAATTGACATCTATTATGCGATCTAACATATCCACTGCTGTAACTATAGTATCATGAAGTAAATCCCAATTTATGGTTCCATTCTTCACATGAGCTCTTAAATTTATACTTCCCAAATTACAGCTCTCGTACGGAAGTAATGGTTTCTCCCCACAGGGATTAGTTGTTAAATATTCTCCTAGATGGGGAGTGGGGTTATACCTATTCATAGTATCGCCAAATAATATCCCAGGCTCTCCATTCTCCCACATACCTTGTGCTATATCATCCAATATTCTATTTGCAGATACAGAACCACGTATCTCGCCATCAAAAGTTAAAGAAATGGGGTTATCATGTAAAGTAGAATTCATGAAATCATCATCTACTACTACAGATATATTATGATTAGTGATAGTATTTTCCCCTTCTTTGCAGCATATGAATTCTAATATATCTGGGTGATGTACATCCATAGCTGCCATACTAGCACCACGTCTTCTACCGCCTTGCTTAATGGTTCCCACCATTACATCGTACATTTTCAAAAAACTGACGGGTCCACTAGCAATACCTCCTGTAGATCCCACTGCATATCCTTTGGGTCTCAATCTAGATAGTGCATAGCCTGTACCTCCCCCAGACTTTTGTATCAGTGCCACTTGCCTCATTACATCCATAATGGAAGTCATGCTATCTTCTAGCGGCACTACGAAACATGCTGATAATTGCCCATGAGGTGTACCTGCATTCATCAGAGTAGGGGAATTAGGTAGAAATCTATTACTGCGCATAATATTATTTCCTACTCCCACATATTTAACTACTCTATCGATTACATCCTCTAAAGAATCCTCGCCATCTATTAAGTATCTCTTCAATACGGTATCGTATATACTCACTCTATGCTTCTCCTATAATATCTATTCTTCTCCGTCATCTAGTTTTGTTACTATGGTATAGCAAGATACTGCTAATACATATAATACTATAGCTATAAATACTATCAGTAATATATTATTTCCCATAATAGTGATCCCTCGCTTCGCATATAATCCATCTCAACCCATTATGATAGGCGTGATGCTTATTCCCATTTTTGATATACTCGATATGGGGGACGCCCTTCCAATCAGTGTATATAGTTACATATATCTTACTGACCATACTGACGCCTGTATCCACAGTATCATAAATTATAGTATTGCTAGATACGAGACAATATTTTAATTCCCCGTTCCAACTCACATAAGTTATATGCCTATTCCCTGCATCATCTATGGTATATACGCAAGAGTATATACCAGATACCACTAATACTATTATCAGCAGAATCCCTGTTATATTACTTATCGTCCAATTTAACGTTATGAACATCAACAAGTTTTCTACAAAGTTCATCAACTACCTCCTCCACATCTAATCCCGAAGAGTGTATATAAAGTAATGTCATTAGCAATACATCCCCCACTTCTTCCATAGGAGATGCTTCTTCCCTATCCCTTCTCCTAACATGCTCAACCGTACATCGCATATGAGCATCTGACAATTCACCCAGCTCTTGTATCAAGTATAATATGCATTCACATGGGTTTGGCATCACCCAAGTTCCCGCAAATACTCGCTTCTGTATAATATCTAATATTCTATTGTATGTCCTCAACATAACATCAACCTCGCTTTCAACTCATTTATAGGATTATACCCCATACAGTATTTTCTTTGTACCTCATCATCAGCAGGATCGCCATTAGCCAACCCCACCACATCTACTTCAGCAAAGTTTGCCAATTTATGGGCTATATCCCAACTATTCTTTTCTGCATCACTATCCAAAATAACTGTAAATTTCTCTACTCCACTACTTCTTAGTATGTTGATTTGTTTCGAAGTTGCACTTTTACCTAACAACGCTATAGTATCATCTCCTATAGCCAAAGCACTAAATGCGCCTTCGGCTATATTAACAGCTTCGTACTTCAGTGCTTGAGGATTGAATATACTTCCTCCAGATTTCTTACTAGGGTTCAAGTATTTAGGATTTTGCATATCTGATATGCTTCTGGCTTGAAAATATCTTGAAGAGCATGGGATGATAATTCTGCCTGCGTATCTCCCACCACTGGCAAATCCTATGCCATACTCATCTATAATACTGTCGGAAATTCTCCTACGTCTGAGATATCTATGGTATACTGTATTCAATTTAGTGCTGCTGAGAGGAATATACGCTTCTGGCATACCTAATGAGAACACCTCTCCCCAATCTATAACCTCATCCAATATTTCCACCTCATCTGGGGAGCTTAATGACCTTTGTATATAATTAAATAAATTATTGTTTCTTACTCTAGGTGTATAGGAACCACCTACTATACTTAAAGCCACTCTGGGAGGCACGCCTTCCACTTGGCATACCAAGTTTAACCAAGTAGCAGGTCTAAATTCGCATTTGAAGCAATGCGCAAAAGGGCTATTATACTTTACATTTATGTATAAGTGCCCACTGGTATCATCGCATAATGGGCACACGCAAATTATTTCATCATCTACTTCTTTTACTACATCAATATTCTCATATATCCAATCCCTTAACATTATTCACCTCCACGAACTTCTTCATACGGTATAATAGCGCAACTATCACTATTATATTTGGCACGGTATTCTGTTTTCCAAGAACCTGCATTCCTGTTCTTCTCTATAGAAATTCTACATAGATTATTCTTGCGTTCTATCGGTGTAGCTGCCATAGATAATACCATATCTGGTATACCCATTTTAGCTTCAAATGCCTCACTGACGTGCTCCCCTCCCACATACTCGCCACCATAAGTGCTTCTATGGCTTTGAGATGCTACTGCCATTATCAATGAGTGACCTTTCGCATGACGTAATATTTGATTGGGGAATGGTTCCACCGCTATGGCACGTAATTGTTTATATATGCTCCCTAGTGCAAATCTAGGAGCACTATTATACCCATTATCAGACCTCAACAGATCCGGATAATCAACTATTATGGCATCTGGTACGAATATCTTTCTTGAGAAACGGTATATATAGTTCCTCAAGTCTGCAGGGGATGCAGTATCTGGGGGGAATTGTTCAATAGCAAGTCTTCCTCTCGCCATTAACGCTGCACTTTTATTGACTACATCGATATAATCTACAAGTTTCTCTTTGCTTCTGTACTTTCCAGCTAATCTAGCTGCATACCTTTGGGCTATAATATCCTTACTCACTTCTGTGGTGATATGGAGTACTTTCAACCCACATAATGGAGATATCCAGCTAACACCTGCATTTATAAGTAGAGTTGTCTTCCCCGCGCCAGGAGGGGCAACAAATAATAGCATCTCTCCTCTGGCTATACCACCACCCAACGCGCGATCCAACACAGGTGCATTTAGTATACTATATCGTTGCGTTTCTTCACTATGATATAACCAACTACTATCTTCAAATGGAAGTATAGGATCTATATTATGGTTATCTCCTAACTCCCGCACTTCATCTATTTTACTTAATACTTTATCTACATTACCTCTAGCCAAATCGTCCACCGAAGATAATAATGCGTTTTTAGTCATAGCATATCTATGGAATCCATACACTACATCTTCGGTGTATTCCTCATCTTGTATATCTACATCATATATATCATTGATAGTTTGCAATATGGCTTCTATATTATCTAATACTTTGCGACTGTTGGAAGATTTAATATAAGTTATTAAAGTACTTTTGGCTGGGGGAGAGGAGTACTCCTTATGATAGTCCAATAAATATGACGATATTATAGCAAGTACATCATCATCAAAATACTCACTACATATACTTGATGCAGCCCAAGCAGTTAAACTATTATTACTAGAAACTAGTAATCTAAGTATATTCACTTGAAATTCGAGATCATAAGGATAATTACTATTCACTTCATCCATACTTTTCCCAATACTCCTTCCACAACCCATCTACATCATGGGCTACAATGCCCCATTTATCGCATAACTCTTTTACAGCATCATCAACTACTTCGTATGTTAACACTACTCCAACGTATCCCAGCTCTGTAATAGTATTAGTTATGGTGACATAATTATCCCCACCATCTAATATATAAGCAGAAATAACTTCCATAGCTATTCCTACATTTTCTATGTGGGTTACAGCTGAAGTATCTGTAATACTGATGATGCCTTTATTATACGCTCCGACTGCATATTGCCATGCCTTTTTGCCGCAGAAGATATTAGCAGGGATACCACGCCAACCCATAGTATCCCTGCACCAATCAAAAAACTTCTCGAACACATAATGGGCATATAGCTCCAGCGGTACATTCTCTTGCTCCAGCTCCTCTTGTCTACGTGAGAACAATTTCAAAGAGTTCTTACTGACACGCATGGGTACACCTTCACCGCTGTGTAATTGTTGATATATACTAAGTAATGATGCTGTCATAGCAAATGGCTTTCATCTAAGATAGTAACATCAAATCCCATTTCCTCATACGCTTTGAACCTCAGAAGACTATGTTCCAACAGATTAGGATTTCCCAAATCTACGAAGTCATGTATAGTAACTCTATCGTTACCATCATGTATGCGTAGTGCTCTTCCTGCGCGTTGGATAGTTTTGTGCTGAGCTTTCCCACCACCTGCCATAGTCAACATACCAATAGTGGGTACATCAACGCACTCATCAAAAATTTGAGTGGCTATATAATTACCACTCTTCCCCTCTCTCATATCCCTCAACACCGATTCTCTCACATCATCAGAACTACTGCCACTAATGAATACAGAATCGGCTATTAAGTTATTCAATAATTTACCATGGGATATTCTATTAACTAGTATCAAATGTACTGTATCATGATTGCGGGATATATCTAGTATTATACCATTTCTTCCATCATTTGCTATAGTTTTACTGTAAGCTCTAGCATATTTGACAGTTTTTATTTTATCGGTATATACCGTGTGACCGATTACATCTGCTTTAGCTAGATATCCCCTATCAGCCAAGTATTTTGGGGTTATATCATAGATTACATCCCCAGTCACGCCTATCAATTCCAGATCCCGAATTTTAGTTCCTACCAAAGGAGTGCCGCTGAGACCAATGCGTATAGACGCATCCACGGCATCCGCACATTTCAACCACGTTTCAGCAGAGCCATGGTGACACTCGTCTAATATTAGCACGGATACATTACGCAACCAAGCATCATTTAACCTGTTTCGCAAAGTTTGTACTGTAGCAGATACTACACCGATATTTGGTATCGTATCATCTCTACCAGCTCCCACTACTGCTATATTAGAAGCATCTATGCCTCTAGATATGAATCTTTCAGCAGGCTGTAGGGCTGAGATCTTCATTCCAGACAAAAACAGTGCCAACCGTTTATCGGCAATGGCACTGTGTAATATAGCTGCAGCCACTTCTGTTTTCCCTCCGCCAGTTGGGATACGAATTATCCCTCTGCAACTGGTAAGAGCAGTGTTTGCTGCAACCACTTGATAGTGTCGTAATACTACATTATCTAACGTCTTGGAACCCACTTCTGGTATACTGTGCTGTTCGCCATATTGCCCATCTAAAGAGTATTCCAAACCGTTTTCTTGTAACAATTTTTCAACCATGCCCAGCAATCCTGTACGAAATTTATTGTGCTTGAGCATAGATTTTCTACCATCCCAGTTTCCACGTTTGTACGCATTCGTGAACTGATATCCAGGGACTTCTACACTCAGTGCATCCCTGAGTACCATTAGCGCATCTCTAGATATATTAGAAATGGTAGAATATACGTTATCTATTTTAATTATCATATGCCACTAAGAATCTATCTAACACCGAATATCCAGAGGCATCCACTATCTTCTTAACGAGCAATGTTTTAGGAGGTTCTCCACGACGTATGCGCTTTTGCACCGTTTTCAACAAACTGATAGTTTGTTTATACGTCAACGATGCTTTTCCTCCGCCATTTGGAAATTCATCATCTACATCTTGAAAAACTATACTGTGGGATGTGACTTTGGCTCTGACTACACCACCATAATCCAAATTATTAAGTGCTTTCATACCCTTCTCCTTCTCCTCACCTTATTTTTACATATACCAATAATATACGTATTCAATCTATTCAATCTCATCCATCCCCAACCTTTTTCATCTACCAGCCATTTACTCCAAGCAAATGCTGTGGGTATACTACATTTGCAGATATGGGCAATTTGCTCGAATCTTAGGGATGTATGACGTTCCAAAAATATCAACATGTTTCTGGGAGGTTTTGTACCGATGGTATCATCAGGTAATGTAGGATGGGCTACATACTTTGCATATGGGTGAGAGTACTTAGTGTATACCCATCTCTCACCATTGTCCGCGAGTTTATGGTTTGTTATGTAACCCATCACTACTTACTTCTTTTTAACTACCATCCACACATTTCTACCAAATTTGTGGGGTATAACCTTGACCACGTTCCCCCCTAAATTGGCGAGGTTCTTGGCATCCTTCTCATCGTCACAGAATGCCGCCGACATGCCTGCTTCTTCGGCTGCTAACATTAAAACAGCCAATGAATGGTAGCATACTGTCACAGAGTTTCCCCTACATGGTATAGGGGAATCGTCAACTCGTAGGCAACTAGTATGTATAGAATTGCCTACTCTGCTTACAGTAACTCTGTATTGCGCCCCATGATGCCCTGGGACTTGGGCGCAAGTGATGCGCCCTTTATCATCCCTCACCAGAACATTTATGAATTCCTTTACTCTTTTAGCACTTTTCTTATTCATAGTATACCTCCTATCATATAACCTTACAATAGTATTATACTATAAAATTAAGGAAAAGGCAAATTTGTATCTAGGAATCTAATTACTATGCCCACATAGGGGATCTGGGGGCATGGTGATAAGATCCTCTATAACTTCTCCCTTACCACTATGCAACCTTTGCGCTAAACATCCCCCTCCGCATAATTCTAAGTGTCGGCATCCCTTTGCGCAAGTGGGATTCTCATGGAAATCGCGAAGAAAATTTAATACTTCGCAATCTTCCCACACTGTCTGTAGAGAGTGATCCTTCACATTTAGAGTGGTGGGGAGTGTCTTCCACGCCGCACAAGGATGAACACTTCCATCTGGTCTGATTAGTATCATATCCCCTGCATGGCATTTCTTCTTAGTGTTATATCCCCCTAACAGAAACCTAAAATCAATGGGACATCCCAATCTAATTTTGGCTATGTGAGAAGGATTATCTTCCACCATATCTGCCAAGATCCGTTGCATATGTAGGAACTGAGTGTGGCTCGTTGCCAATCGAGTATCCGCACCTCTTCCTTGAGGTACAAACCTCAGTGCAGACATTTTAGTAACTCCTAAGTCATCACACAGCTCCCTCATATCGGGGAGTGCTGTATAGGTATGTCTCATAGGAACAGTATGTACCCATACCTCACCACCTCTATCAGCGATTTGTTTAATCAGTTTGGTTTCTTCTTCCCACATACCATCCACACCCACTATACTATCATGAGTTCTGGGATCAGGGGAATGCAAGGAAAATATAAATGTAATACTGCCAATATTATATTCCATAAATTTGGAATCTATATCCATCATTATTGGTGTACCATCACCATTTATACCAACACACCCAGTAGTATACAATAGAATTTTCCCTACGTCAACAAGTTTCGCATACTCTAATATATCGAATATGTTAGGGTACACTAGTGGCTCTCCACCACTGATGCTTAATACATGGGCTCTTAATTCACCAGCCTGATCTATTACATCTAGCCACTTTTCATGAGATAGCTCATTACTAGTATCTACATTATCCATACCTTCTGAGCTGCAGTGTATACATCTCAGAGGGCATCTTTGGGATAATTCAATACTTACTTCAACAGGTCTATTATATTTTCTCATAACTTCTCCTTACTTACAAAATATTCTCAACTCTATTATAGTAAACTAGGTACAGCTCACGCTACAATTCATTTACATATACTATCATTTATAATATCCACTGGGCAAGAGGGAGGAATGTACTCATCACTAGTTACATGTAAATTATGCTCTATATCATTAGCAAGGTGTACGCTTTGAGGAGAACCAACACTATTGGCAGCATTGATTATCTCTCCACATATAGGACATGTAAACTTTCTTCCATCATACCTCACTAATCCTACACAATGCCCGCAAGTGTTAATCCTGCTATTGCGTTTCACATAGCTTAATATATCCTTCGTACGCTCCCACTGAGAAACTGGAATACCATGTACATAAGAGTATCCCTTCCCATTGACTAAGAAGAATATCATGGGAGCAAAGTATTTATCTCCCATATACACCATATCTACAGGTATTGTATTAGATTTAGGTCTTCTTTTTCTTTTTCTTTTTCTTTTTATCATACTAATTCATCGGCATAATTGCGTAATATAGAAGAAACCAATCTCTTAGCATCAGATTTGGCGGTATCTATACTGGCATACCGTTTTTGCCCTAAAAGATGAGATCCCACCCACACACATGAAGTGGTAGATCTGGTACCTTGCATAATTTGCACTGTGAAAGTATTTAATACTACACACTCTTCAATATCTCCGCAATGCACAGTATTCTTATATATTGGTACTTTGCGCCATATTATCTCCATGTCTCATTTATACCTATAGCTATGAATGTGAAAACTGTGGACGGGATAATAGCAGATAACCATATCAGGAAATTGACCCAGCTCTCTAAATTATTGTAACCAAACAATATACTGTAGGATACAGCAAATACTGTAATCCATCCCAGCACACTAATTATCATCAACCCAGCCATAATTATCATATCGCTGGGTTGAGAACTTAAATCATTCTCAAGATCATAACTCATATCATTCCTCCCTATTATTAGTAAACTGATTTTTACATTGGGATGATGAGAGTTTCTTCTCTACATACTCTAGCATTTTTATCGCGGCAATACTGAGTATACCTAAACCCGACCAACTCAACATTACCATTTTTAGTTTGCATATCGGGTACGATATACGGCGTGAGATTGTATATACTTTTATAGAACACGAAAGATGCTGCTACGATACCTAACTCCTTTATATACATAGCGTGGTGGCAATAACCTATATCGTGCCCTTCCACGCAACACAAACATTTACCTTGCGCATTATCAGCAATACGTTGCAAGGTATTAAGAGAGTACATATCAGTAGCAACTATAGCTCCCAATGAGGGATATTCTTGGGGATGATAAGATAATATAGAACGTTTCCTGTGTACATCTTCTTTTAATTTACGGAGAGCAATTGTAGCAGTACTCCCTACGCAACTATATATCCTCTTCAATCCAGTAGGAATACCGTGAGGCACCATAATAGAAACGCTCCTGACTATCTCCCCTGGCAACACTTCTGTCGCACTATTTAACTTACTAATATATACGTTTTCGGGCATCTTAATAACCAACAATGCCGTGAAATTTTTGATGATCATTGATACACCACCTCACAAGCATAAGAGCCATCAGGATACGGCTCTACAGTCATGACAGAGCGATCAATACTTCTCATCTCTAGCAACCTATCCCTCACATTATCGTGGGATACAGGAGCCAAAAATCCAATACATGTAGTAGTACTATTTGATACTACATAACCTCTCTTAACCTTACATATTCTTAAACCATGACCGCGAGCATGTATATCCTCTATCATACGCATAGTTTCTGAGAAATCATATATACCCACAAAAACCTCCCATTATACTATAAAAATATAGCCAATAATAAACATAAAGATATTGGCTATAGTATAAACGATATGAAATTGATAGGGGATGGTAGGATTCGAACCTACACCAACGGAAAATGAATTCCGTTTTTATAGCTTTATCATGTCACACGGTACTGGCAACTCCCGCAAACATGTGGCTATATTACAGTACCTAGTATTCGCCAGCAAAGGAAAGATAGTCGATCTGACTATCCTCCTCATAATACATACTCAGTACAAGCTCCCCATCGAGCTCCATCCCCATATTTGAATATCCTTATAGTAAACTAATAACCTTATAGTAACCACAAGGATATTCTATTCTGAGATAAACTAGAACAATTCTGAAAATATAAACTTGGGGGGAGTACCTACTCTTCGCAAACGCAATATCTGGTAAGGTATCCCTCGCTCATCTAAATACCTTACCACCTCCGCAGCGGCAACGGATAATCCTGGCAAATTAACGATAATAGGATTACCATCAAAATTGATACCATCCATAATATCAACCATTTGCGAAGTAATACTATGATCATCATCAACCTGCACCTTAATATTAACGCAAGAAACCTTCTCCCCAACCTTCTTCTCTACCTTCTTCACTACCTCATCCAACAAAGGATGACTAAAATTGTATATAACCATACTAAACCTCCTCACTTAATAGGATAATAATAGGGAATACCCTGTAGCTCGTTTAACAACCCACGAGCATTATCCTCTATGTACTCCCACGACACTAAAGTACGATCACCAAAAGAAAACCTCTCCCCTACAGTCTCAGGATTACCAGAGACATAATCACCTTCAGTACTCCATATCTTCATCCTCCCACTATACCATTCCCTACTCTTCTCTAGAGTACAAGTACCATATACTGGTACCCATACCTCAGTACCAACAGGGATACTATCCCTTGAGTATGTAGGGAATTGCTTCCCAGTTTCCTCAAGGTATATAGAGTATGCCTTCTTTTCAAATATGGTAACATAAGGTCCAAACTCGCCTTCTGTAGCGAGTCTCTGAAATACCCTACTATGGGATATATATTCAAACCCTTTACTCTCGAAGTACTCTTTCACTTCCTGTAGCATACTAAAACCTCCTATCTTACTATGTAGGATGGGGTATGACTTAGCGATATGAGAATTTGCGCCATAAGCATTTAGATGGTTGTGCTTGCGCATTACTAGTTGAGAACCTTAAACCCTGCCTTGCGTATTAAGCATTTGCGTATTGAGCATCCCAAGCCATTAGGTATTGAGCATCCCAAGCATCCCAAACATTGAGCATCCCAAGCATCCCAAACATTGAGCATCCCAAACATTGAGCATCCCAAGCCATTCCCCTTGCCGCCAAAGCACGTTTTACCCATCTTGCATCTCATCAGCATTTTGGCTCACACCCCACCCAACCACCACCCAGAAGGCACTGTAAGGTTAATTCACATCAGGAGGCGACCTGCAATCAACCCCAAGGAGATGGGGGAGAGGTCTATTGTGAAGAATCCTTCTGAGTGGTGGTTGAGAGGCGTGATTGCCTCTCAGCTATATTTAGTAAACTACTTATGATTGTGGACATCATACCCCATCGCATAAATCTTTCCACACTTAGTACATTTGGTTATAGGGAATTCATCGTATCCCAGTAGCATGGTATATCCCCCATTATTCTGGTATTCCTCAATCCTAAGATAAGGAATACCCTTTATTTCGCGGAGCTTATATACGATGGTTGTGGCGATATCTTCAGTATATTGCTTTGCGATATCTTTAATAGTTTGCTGTAGTTTACAGTATGATATGGCTTCTTTTTGTGTGACCATCTTATCCTTTATACTATCCGATAAAAAGTTAATATGCACCCATTAAGCTCTGCCTCAACATAACTACCATCCGGCAGAGCTAAGGCATCAGGGGGCGATGCTGTCGCGTTTGCGGTGTGCATATACTGTAACGTTCCTGAGAAGAAGAACGTTACATTATGCGCACCAGCCATGAAGCCAGACCTAAAACTCGCCATTCCATGTACTCTATATTCTGCTACTTTGTCTTTCATTATCTTCCTCCTTTTGCACTGCCTGACCCAT